GTCAACAAGGACGACGACACCGAGACCGAAGAGGCGTGAACTCAAGGAGGGGCAGACAGCAATGTCTACCCTTCTCTTTTTGTCGCAGGATTTACAACGGTTATAATGAGAGATCGACAAAGGAGGACTAATGAGAATCAAGAACCAACTTGCGGCAATGTACAACACTGCCTACGAGAGGATTGACGTCACGACGTACGATGTGGTCCTGGAAGCACTATGTGTGGCCAGAGACCTCACCATCACGTCGCCGACGACACCGCCGCTCGAGGGGCACGTTCGATACCAGCTGCTAGCAATGGCAATTGACGACATCAGTCGGTCACGAGACGACTGACTCAAAGGGGCGGTAGCAGAAGCTACTTCCTCTTTCTTTTTGCATTTCATATACGGAGGTGAACTATGGTCGAACTGTACCAACACCAAGAGGAGGCTGTAGCTAGCCTTGACAACGGACGTATTCTGTACGGAGGGGTAGGAGCTGGTAAGTCGATAACGGCTCTGGCTTACTACATGGAGAAAGAATTCGGAAAGGACATCTATGTCATTACAACAGCTAAGAAGCGTGACAGTCTCGACTGGGACGGAGAGGCAGCAAGATTTGGCATCAGTACTGACCGATCTTGCACAAACGGTGGCAAACTTACAGTCGACTCGTGGCATAACGTCGGCCGATACGTTAACCATAAGGATTGCTTTTTCATCTTCGATGAACAAAGACTCGTGGGTAGTGGCGCTTGGGTAAAGAGTTTCCTGAAGATCGCTCGAGCTAATCGGTGGATCCTCCTCACCGCGACGCCTGGGGACGCATGGATCGACTATGCCCCCGTGTTCATTGCTAATGGTTGGTACAAGAATCTTCACGACTTCAAGATGCGACATGTCGTCTACCGACCATATGTGAAGTTCCCGTCTATTCTGAGGTATGTGGGCGAGGAAAGGCTCGAGGAGCTCCGGGGTGAGATTCTGGTAGAGATGCCGTATATGAGTCACATAGAGCGTATACATAATTGGCTCGACATGGGGTATGACGAAGTGTCGTGGAAGGTCATTACGAAGAAGCGCTGGAACCCCTACACAGACAAGCCGATACATGATGCTGCTGAGTTGTTCAGGCTCATGCGGAAGCTCGTGAACAGTGATCCGAGCCGTATCGAGATGTGCAGAAAGCTGTTAGAATGCCACGAGAGAATCGTGATATTCTACAACTTTGACTACGAGTTGGAGATTTTACGGACGCTTCGTGAGGTGGTTCCCACAGCAGAATGGAACGGGCATAGACATGAGGGCATTCCGGAGGGTAACAAATGGGCTTATCTGGTGCAATACCAATCCGGCAGTGAAGGGTGGAATTGTACGTCTACGGACGCGATGATCCTCTATTCTCTCACTTGTTCTTACAAAAACCACGTCCAAGCGCAAGGAAGATTAGACCGTTTGAACAGTAAATATACAAGCATCACATATTATCACTTTTTCACAAACGCCTTGATTGACGTCCGGATTCGGGCTGCGTTAGGGCAAAAACGGTCATTTAATGAGCGAGAATGGCGATTTGACGACTGGTGACGGGGCATTTGCGGGTGATTTGCCGTGTTGTTGACCTGGGGTTATATGTCTCTACCGTACACTTGGCATATATTTCTCTATAAAGTTTAGGGAAAATAACTTAGTATACGAATGTAGCGTATATAAAGTAAAAAATGTAGAAGTTTTTATCCCCCCCCCCTATTTCCGCCGGGTTGCCGGATAGAGGGGTATAAGCCCAGCTCAGGGGCTATGCGACAGTCCAACACTAAATGCCGGATTGAAAATTAAATGCCGGGTGAGGAGAAAACCATGATTGAAGAAGAAATTTGGGCTGAAATTCCCAATTTTCCCGATTACAGCGTCTCGAGCTTCGGTAGAGTCATGAACAATGACTTTAGAAAGGTGAAAGTTCTATCGGTAAACCCAGTTGGTGATTTGATAGTTGGTATGATGGGGCCTGGCCCGTCCGGGCGAACGAAGCAGTATTGTCGTTCGGTCAAGGTCTTGGTGGCTCGAGCATTTGTGGAAGGAGAGAGTGAGATCGATAACACACCGATTCTGCTAGATGGAAACAGAACTAATCTTCATTACACCAATATCGCTTGGAGACCTCGATGGTTGGCGATAGAGTACATGAAGCAATTCAACACTCCACAGAAGTGGTGGGATCATGGACCAATAGAAGATCGAGCCGGTAATAGATACGAGAGCATCATCATCGCATCAACGACAATTGGCTCAACGGCAAGGCGCATCATGTATTCCATTCGCGACGTTGATGGCTATCGAAGGGTCATCCCAGGTGGTGAAACGTTCCGATTTGTGAAGTAAACTAAACGTATACAACTCCGTAGAATAAACAACGTATGTAATGAGGAAGGAGATGTGTCATGCGTTTTCCACGGATATTGTTTTGTTTATTGCTTCTAGCGGGATGTTCTCGTCTTGACTATAACAACATTGGTCTTCACGAGAACGTTGTTACAGGTGGGCAAACTCAGATCGATCAAGGTCATGTGGTAGACGTAGACGGGCTTCCAGGAATCTGGTTAGCCGGTCACCACACAACTCATGGTGCTGTATTTAGAAATCTTGGGGCAGCTAAGATAGGCGACATAGTCTGTGTGTACGGGAAGTGCTACACAGTCTTTAACAGAATAGTTGTGCCTCAAAGCTACCTTGTAACTCATGAATTAGCACCTCTCGTTTTACAAACATCATGGTACGGAAGCGTACTATTGGTTCTAGCACGTTAAGGGAGTAGAGATGAAACTACGAGTAAATTTGGCTAAGGTGTTTATTGTTTGGTTGATGCTGATCGCTTTGATTCACGCATCATTCTCTGCGAGTCCAGCCTCGGCGCAAGTCGTTCCGCCTGGTCCGCCAGTTGTTGTCCCTCAGGACACGGTTCCTTGCAACCCGCTGGATGCGTGTACTCGTGGTGGAAACCCACCCGTTAACTTCGTCTGGGCTGACATTGTTCGCTTCTGTAATGGAGATGCAATTCCTACTCCTCCTGGTCAAACTACTTTCGGTTTGATCTATGGGAACGGAAGCTTGAGCGCTACCCCCGCGGTCTTCTCAGGTAGTGTGCTTAAGAATGGTGTTGAAATTCCGTCTAATCCGTTGACTACACTACTGCCTGGCGAACGTGATTCACGGTTTAGGCAAGCAGTCGTTAGCAACAATGACGTGTTCACCGTTCTTCTCACTGCGGTCGATCCAGCTGGCAACCAGATTGCTTTCGGTAATGGCGCTACTATCAAGCGGCTAGAGGCTAGTGGATCTTGCCCCGAGGCAGTTCCTACTCCTTCGACTCTTATTCCTCCTGCTCTAATTGCGCAACCTACCCCAGCTGTGGTTACTACAGTTCCAGAAGGGGAGTTTCCACCGACGCTATGACCGAAAACGATAAGCCTCGTCGCGGTGTAATTGAGATTCTAATATTGACTCTCACAGCGATGGTTGCTGTCTTTATCGTTTCCGCTACTGTAATCATTGTCGTGAGCGAATTGAAGGATCCAAAGATAGATACTTCAGTTATCACTAACCGGCTCTCCGATATAGTTACAGCTGTTCTTGTTGCGTTACTTGCCCTCATTGCAGGAAGAAGTGAGCCACGTGGCTAGAGAATCCGAATATCAAGCAGAAGTAATCGGTAAGATAAGGCATCTTTTACCAGATTGTATTATTCTAAAGAATGACCCATCATACATGCAAGGTGTGCCAGACCTTATCATTCTGTATAAAGATTGTTGGGCCATGTTGGAAATCAAGCGAAACGCTCGAGCACATCGTCAACCTAATCAGGATTATTACATTGAGTTGATGAATTCTATGTCGTTCGCAGCCTTCCTATGTCCTGAGAATGAACGGGAGGTCTTACATGATCTTCAACTCGCACTCCGATTTGCAGGGTAAACATGCCTTTCTCAGTCCGAGTGGTTATCATTGGTTGAATTACACCGACCAGAAACTAGAGGCTAGGTTCATATCTATGAGTGCTGCTCGACGGGGCAGCGATCTCCATGCTCTAGCACATGAAGCAATTCGTTTACAAGTTAAGTTGTCTCGGGCTAATCTTGCTTTATCTACTTATGTCAACGATGCTATTGGGTATAAGATGAATTGCGAACAACCGTTATATTTCTCACCCAACTGTTTCGGCACAGCCGATACCATCGCTTTCCGCCGAAGCAAATTGCGTATTCATGATTTGAAAACAGGCATCACAGCTTCATCCTTCAAGCAGTTGGAGGTTTATGCGGCTATATTCTGTCTTGAATACCAAGTTGATCCTTATGAAATCGAAATCGAACTACGTATGTACCAAGGTGATGATATTCGGGTCTCTATTCCAGTCCCCGATGTTATCGCGGACATTATGGACAAGATAGTTGAGTTCGATGCGAAGATTGAAGCCATGAGGGCTTCTGATAGATGGTAGGAGGTGAGCCGTGATCATAGACGTTCCCGAGGAGCTAGCGCACTACGGTATTCTACGTAAGTCAGGTAGATACCCTTGGGGATCTGGTGGAGACACAAACACCACCGAAAAGCGTAATAAGAAGTTCTTGGATTATGTTTCTGATCTTCGAAAGGAAGGCGTTCCGGACAAGACCATTGCTGAAGCTTTCGGGCTTAAGAGTTCTACTGAGCTTCGAGCTCTATATTCGATTGTTAGAGAAGAGCATAAGCAAGCTCAGAGAAACATGGCCTGGCGCCTCAAGGAAAAGGGGATGTCAGGTGTAGAGGCTGCGAAGAGAATGGGTGTGCCTGAGGCCACCTACAGAACACTCATCGCTCCTGGAGCTGGTGATAAGAAGGATAATCTTCAACGTATCTCTGACATGCTGCAAGAAGAGGTCGACACTCGTGGCATGATCGACGTTGGCTCAGGTGTTGAGAACTATGTTGGTATTTCAGCAACGAAATTGGCCACTGCTGTTGCGGTCCTTAAGGCAAAAGGCTATACCGTCGAGACCATACCGGTTCGACAGCTGGGAACCGGTAAGGACACTCGTACTAAGGTATTGGCTCCGCCAGGAACTACATGGGGTGAAATCGTCAAGAATAGAGCTAATATTCAGTTTATCGGACAATATTCTGGCGATGGTGGCCGTACTTTTGGTAGATTTCATGATCCAATCGCTGTTGACCCAAAGCGGATTCATATTGTGTATGGGAAAGAAGGCGGCAAAGCTGATGGCATGATTTATGTTCGTCCTGGCGTTCCTGATGTCTCTCTTGGAGGTAATCAGTTCGCTCAAGTTCGAATCAAGGTTGGTAAGGATCATTATTTGAAAGGCATGGCTGCATATCGTACCGATCTTCCCGATGGTGCCGATTTAGTGTTTAATACACCTAAGTCCGATACTGGTAATAAACTTGATGCCATGAAGCCCCTTAAAGATGATCCGATGCTACCTTTCGGATCCTTAGTGCGACAAGTTCTCGATAAGCCAGATACTCCCGATGAAAGAGTCACTTCGGCGATGAACATCGTCAACGACACAAGTGACTGGGAAAAGTGGTCTCGTAGTTTGTCATCTCAGATGTTGTCGAAGCAAAGCCCAACTCTTGCTAAGCAGCAATTGGCGATGACTTATGAAGCTCGTCAAACGAGATTTAATGAGATCATGTCCCTTACCAATCCCACAGTTCGCAAGAAGCTTCTCGAAGAGTTTGCTGAAAGTGTGGACAGTGCATCCGTTCACCTCAAGGCGGCTGCACTTCCAGGCCAAGCAACGCATGTTATTTTGCCTCTTTCGACAATTAAGTCAACGGAAATCTATGCTCCTAACTATCCGAATGGAACTCGTGTAGTTCTAGTTCGCCATCCACATGGTGGAACGTTTGAGATTCCAGACTTAGTTGTTAACAACAGAAACAGAGAAGCGCAAAGACTTCTTGGTGATGCTAAGACTGCGGTTGGTTTTCATCATACCGTAGCACAAAGACTATCTGGTGCAGATTTTGATGGTGATACGGTTCTTGTTATTCCTGATAATAATAGAAGGATCATAACTACCCCAGCACTAGATGGTTTGAAAGACTTCGACCCTGTTGCTGCATATCCTCCATACCCTGGAATGAAGCCAATTAAGAACATGCAAACTGAGATGGGTATGATTTCTAACCTCATCACAGACATGACGATTGGAGGCGCTCCGAACTCGGAGAAAGCCGCAGCTATTCGTCATTCCATGGTGATCATCGACTCTGAGAAGAAGAACCTGGATTATAGACAATCCTATACCGACAATGGTATTAGGGCGCTTAAAGATAAGTATCAAAGAAAGCCGGGTTCTACAGGCAGAGGCGCAGCAACTTTGATTTCAAGAGCTAAATCAAGAGTAGATATTCCTGAAATCGAACCTCGTAGACCATCAAAGGGTGGCCCTGTAGACCTTGCTACTGGCGCTAAGGTGTTTGAGGAGACTGGAAGAAGGACCCCTTCTGGTAACCCAAGGATGACCCAGACCACTAAGTTGGCTATTGCAACTGATGCAAGAACTCTTTCTTCTGGCACTAGGATGGAAGAGATCTATGCTGCACATAGTAATCAATTGAAGGAGCTTGCTAATAGGGCCCGTCTAGAGATGGTTAGAACCCCCCGTGCTACTTACAATAGCTCGGCCGCTACAGCATACAAGCCTGAGGTTGCTGAATTAAACGCCGCCCTAGACCTTGCTATTAGAAACCGTCCCCTAGAACGCCAAGCACAACTCATTGCTGGTGCTAAGGTTAAGGCTAGGCTTGACTACAATCCAGACATGGATAAGGAAACAAGGAAGAAGGTAGAATCCCAGGCCCTTAATGATGCACGCCGTACCACTGGTGCTAGTAAGACCGACATTAAGGTCACACCCCAACAATGGGAAGCTATTCAAGCAGGGGCCATTAGTGATAGTAAACTAACCGAGATCCTTAGACATGCTGATATGGATGTAGTGAATGGCTTAGCTACACCCAAGAGTAAGAAGCTAATGACTAGTGCTAAGACAGCACGTGCTACTCGTATGCTTGAGCAAGGATACACAAGAGAAGAAGTAGCTAATCAATTAGGTGTGTCACTTAGTACACTAGATGATGCAACGAACTAAGAAAGGAGAATCATGGTTAGGAAGGTAGCACTAACAACAGTTGATAATCCCCACGATCCTATTGATGACTTCCCTGCCTGGTTCGCTTATGACATCGCGTCTGGTTATAACACCACGTCCTTTCTTGGTCGTATCATTGTAACTTCTGATGAATTGTCAGATTCTGACCAG